ATGCGATGCGGTCGAGCTTGATTTATATATGGACGATTATAACGATGGCATCCTTGCAGCTCTTAGCCTAGATTTTTTTGATCCGGTAGAGGTTACGACTAATCAGCCTGGTAACTCGACTCTCCAACAGACTTTACAAGTGTTTGGCGTAGTCCATCGAGTTACGCCTAACTCATGGAAAACGACATTTACTACACTAGAGCCGATTATCGACGGCTTTATACTAAACTCATCATTATACGGGGTGCTCGATACCTCCGTATTAGCATATTAGGGAGTAAAAGATGGCAGCTGGTCAAGGTTTTAAGACCTTTACAACAGGTGAGGTATTAACCGCCGGTGACGTAAACGGCTACCTCATGCAGGGTATTAACGTATTCGCAACTACTACGGCTCGAGATGCGGCTATTAGCGCTCCGGCTGAGGGACAGTTTGCTTTCACAAAAGACACTAACTCACTCTGGTATTACGACGGTGCAGCTTGGGTAGCCTCAGGTGCTACGGGTGATATTGAGGGAGTTACCGCAGGTGTGGGTATTAGCGGCGGAGGTACTAGCGGTACCGTAACCGTTACTAACTCCATGGCTACGGCTATCGATGCTAAAGGTGATCTCGTGCCCGGGACAGGTGCAGACACTTTCGCACGTTTAGCCGTGGGCGCTAATGACACTGTACTTACGGCAGACTCAACAACGGCTACCGGATTAAAATGGGCAGCCGTAGCGGGTGGATCAATGACTCTGTTGAGCACAACGGCTTTATCCGGGTCCTCAATTACATTTTCATCTATTAGCCAAAGTTATAGAGATCTCAGAATTGAGATCAAAGATCCAACTTTTAGCACTAACAACTCAGCTATAAGACTACGCGTTAATAGTGATACTGGTACTAATTACAACATGTTTTTAGCAACTTCAGAAGTAGGTATTGCTAATAGTTATTCTGGTTTTGAGAGTTTGACAAGTTTTGACGTAACTCGTTCGTACGACATGCAAAACACAAGTGTTGATGCTTCTTTTCTGTATAATCTTTACGATTACAAAGACACTACTTCAATTCGCTTGGGTGACTCTATTGCAAGTTTCCAAAAAGGTTACAGCACGGCAGGAAACAGAATTCTTACAAGTGGGCAACTTTATTACAATAATGTTGGCACTACAATTTCATCTATTACAATTTCAATGTCGGCAGGTACTTTCTCAACTGGCACCGCTTACCTTTACGGAGTTAACTAATGACAACAATTAAAATTATAAATACTGAAACAGGCGAGGAAACAGAGCGCGAAATGACTCAGGCAGAGGTAACTCAATTAGATCTAGACAATGCTGAGGCCCTTGCCTACAAAAAATTACAAGAGGATAACGCAAGAGAAAAGGCAGCACTTTTAGCCAAACTCGGCATTACTGAGGATGAGGCGCGCCTCTTACTTTCATAATGGAGACAAGCTATAACGGCTACCCGGCCTCTAAAGATCCGGCCGAGATTAAAATAAAGTCCTACCCCGTAAAGGGTACGGATCGTAAGCTGCGATGTGCTGAGAGTGTGGGGCCACTACTCGCAGCCTTCGCGGCTGAATTTCACGAGTTAATCGAGCCGATCGATGAGGGCACGTTTGACGATTGGGCGTACGCCTACCGCATGGTGCGCGGCAACCCTACAAAATTATCGTGCCACTCATCCGGTACCGCTATCGATCTCAACGCTACTAAACACCCTTTAGGCAAGTACGACACTTTTCCGGCTGAGAAAATACCAATGATTAGAGCGCTCGCTAAAAAATACGGACTCAAGTGGGGCGGAGACTTTAAGAGCCGTCCGGATGATATGCACTTTGAGGTTGAGGTAAGTGCTACCAAGGCGAAAGAGCTCATTAAAAAGTTAGGATTATCAGATGCCAACTAGCCGACAAGTAACGGTAACAACAACCCGTACGGTGTTAGTCCCTGCAAGGATCGCAGACCAAACGGCTTTAATACACGCATCTAATGACGATTTATACATAGGTGGAGCAGATTTAACTATCGCTAACGGTTATCTCGTAGATCATAAAGATAAACTGACGGTACCCGTCGGAGATCATCAAGCGTTATATGGAGTCGTAGCAAGCGGTACTACAACGGTATCGGTGTTATACCAAGTCAATTAAAGGGCATTACAGGAGAGCACAATGAATAAAAAGCAATTAGAGGCAGCGGCTAAATCATATGCACGAGCAGCGCTCGCATCTGTAGCAGCTTTGTATATGTCCGGTATTACTGATCCAAAAGTATTAGCTAATGCCTTTATCGCCGGCCTCGTAGGTCCGCTACTTAAAGCGGTACAACCAAGCGAGAAGCAATACGGCATAGGCTCTAAATGATCCGGGCCCTGATAGGGGCGATAGTGGGGACTATCCTCCTATCGGGGTGCGGTTACGATGGTTGGGTAAGATATGAGTGCCAAGAATACGAAAACTGGTCAAAACCTGAGTGCACTCCGCCTCAATGCGAAGCTACGGGAGTCTGCTCTAAGGACCTTATTACTATCGATGAATAACCATAATAGGCGGCTTACGCCCGAGGACATACACGCGCGTTTGATTTTTTTAATCGGTGCGGTATTGGCTCTTACCTTTTTTGTAATTACAGGCGGTGCCGTATACGCGCTTGTCTTTGTTACGCAGCCCGTAGGAGCTCAAGCGCCAAACGATCGAGACTTTATACAACTCTTACAAACCTTGGCCATATTTTTAACCGGAGCCCTTGGCGGCGTATTAGCTGGTAATGGCCTAAAGTCTAAACCTAAAGAGCACCCTAAGACCGACACGCCAAACACGAATACGCTTTGATATCTGACAAAAAGCCCTCATACTGATACTACAAACGCTGAGAGGGCTACTCGGTTAGTAGCTTGATCGGCCTTAACAAAGGGCTAAGTAATGAATAGTTTAGATATATTGATCGGTTTGGCAGCCTGCGGTATGGGCTTTATGTTTATGGTAATCGGTTACTCAATAGGACACCGACAAGGGCACGGCGAGGGCTTTGTACGTGGCCGAGCTATTGCTCAAGCTCTGAAAGATAAGGAGCTAATCTAATGGGGTTTTTAGATAACTACGAGGACGTAAACGCACGTATCAAGCGTTTTAGATTAGAGTTTCCATCCGGTCGATTAGTGGCCTACATCGAGGATTTAGATATTATTAAGGGCACGATCCTCGTTAAAGCTGAGGCGTACCGCGAGTATGAGGATCATCTACCTAGCGCCGTCGATTACGCTTTTGGTAACGTCTCAACTTATCCAAACAATATGAAAAAATGGTTTATAGAGGACACAATTACCTCAGCTTACGGCCGGTGTATCGGGCTATTAACTCCAAGTCTCGAGCATAACTCGAGGCCTACTGTGCAAGATATGGAAAAGGTAGAAACATTACCGGCAGACTCGGACCCGTGGAGTACAAAGGCCTCGATCGAGGATATGGCGACAATGGCGAGCAGCATCTTAGAGATCGGTAAAAGCCTAGGCGGTGAGTTAGTAGCTGAGGCCCCTCGATGCTCTCACGGTACGATGGTTTGGGCCGAGGGTACGGCTAAGGCAACGGGTAAACCGTGGGCCGCGTATAAGTGCACCGAGCGAGTTAGAGCTAATCAATGTAACCCGTATTGGCACGTCCTCGGATCAGATGGAAAATGGAAGCCGCAAGTATGACCATTAACCCTAAAGATATTTACCGCTCACCGGATGGGCATATATATAGCTTTGAGGGTTACGGGGGTGCCGGTAATTGCTCAAAGTGCGATAACGATACGCATATTAACGATTATGTACGCGAGGATGGTTTAGTCGTTGCATTTTGTAAACGGTGCGAGGACGGGCTCAAATTATGAGCGAGCTAACCTTTATTAAAGACGGCGTTGCTACGACTATCCACGATAACGGCGAGATCACCGTAGTCGCGGCCAAACAATGCGACGAGTGTTTTAAGTGGCATACCGCACTAGGCGGCTTTGATGTACGTGATGTCAGCGGCGACGTAGTTTTATGGCTATGTGCACAATGTCGCGCGTAGCTAAAGTCGTACTCGATAGGTCGCAGGAAATTACCGCTCATCGAGTAGGGCTAGAGCGCACCATAACTCGTAATGCTGAGGTGCAAGATGCGAGCAATTTTGGCCAAGCCTATAAAAACTGGCACGAGCTAGTATGGCAAGAGTCAGAGGCGGCAGCGGCCGAGATCGCCGTAGCTAACTATTTCGGTGATTATGGCTTTATACCCTCGATCGATAACGCTCACGATACGGCAGATGTGGGCGAGAATATCGAGGTTAAATGGACCAAACACACTAACGGCCATTTAATACTACAAAATCGAGGACCGGGCAGGCCTACAGATGTAGCTATATTAGTTACAGGCTTTAGCCCGGTTTATGTATTACTGGGATGGATGCCGGTACATATGGCCAAGGTGCCTAAATATAAAC